TCAATAGCTTGAGCTTGTTCTGGTGTTATTGCTAAGACGAACTCACCTCTAATATCACTTATTCTTTGGTCAGCTCGCCTTGTTTCTTCTCTTTGTGCTGCTTGTTTACTTAGAGCTCCTGCTCTTTGTTGAACTTCTAAATCACTTGGCTTTTCATTTCCCTCTTGTATTAACTGTGCTTTAGCTGTTTGAAACAATGCAAGTTTTTTAAATCTATCTCTTTGTTTTATATCCGCAAGTCTCATGGCTTGTTTTTCTGCTAATACATCACCTACGGCCTTTAATCCAATTTGTTGTTCTTGAGCTAAAGCTTGTGCTACCGGTTTTTGAAACGCTGTTGCAATACTACCTAGCGTACCTTTTCCTGCACCTTCACCAGATACTAACCCTAATCCACCTTGAATTAATAAATTAGCAATTGGATCACCTGCATATTGTCTATAGAGTTTTGATCTGTCTTTAATCATTTTTTCAGTCATACCCGATTGAAAATTTGTTCGTGGTTTAACATTGTACATAACACCTTCTCCAGTGCTACCGCCTTTTCTAAACATAGGTCTTCTATATATTTTCATTATTTACCAAATCCCTGAACTAATCTGTAGATACCTGCTAATGTTGAAGCTGTACCCAAACCAGTTTGAAGGGCACTTGGTGTCGGTGTTGTCATTTGTTTTTGTGCACCTGGATAACCACTAATTAATCCCATCACACCTTGTCCTAAAGTTTGTGTCGCTTGTAACGGTTGGTATGCTTGTTGAAAAGCAAGTTGTTTATCTGCTTCTAACAACGCTTGTTGTTGTGCTTGCTGTTGAGTGCCTAATGCACTTAACGCTGAAATTTGTTGTCCCTGTAATGCTGGTGACTGTTGTGCTAAACTAAGGTTTCTTAAAAAATCTGTCTGAGCTGCTTGCTGCGCTTGTCCAAAACCTTGTTGTAATAATTGTGCTTGTAAAGCTGCTCGATTCCTGTCGCTCGCTGCTTGATACTCGGCTCTTTGAACACCTTCTCTACCACCGCCAAAATTACCAGAACCGATAGCTTGTGCAGCTAGTGCCGGTAAACCTGCAGCTGATTGTCTGTCAAACTCTGTTAGTGTCGTATCAATGACATCTTGTTGATACGGTGACATGTAAGCTTGATAAGCTGTTGGGCCTGTTGCTGCTTGTGCTTGTGTTAAAAACGGTTGAAATGATCCAAGACCACTTGCTAAACCTCTTGCTTGTTCAGTTAGCTGTGATTCAGGAGCTACAAATCCACGTCCTTGAAACTGTGTAACATCAATGTCTTTTAGACCACCAACTGTTTTAGTTAGCTCATCAGCATACGTTTTACCTAATGCTTCAATAAATGGTGCGGGTCTTTGTATTACTTCTTGAGTTGCCATTATACTATTCTTGACTCCAATCTTTTCATATTGTCATACATTATTTGTGCGCCCTTTTCAATATCTCCATTACCTGCTCCTCGAACTGCATCAGCAGTCATAACAAACTCATTTTTACTAAGCATTGCTGGCACATCATCTGCTTTTTCTTTAATACCTACAGGCACAAAACCACCTTCATCTCTGTAATCTCTCTCCATTACACCCTCTGGGTTTTGTCTCATTTCACCCGTTGGAATACCCATGATACCGCCTTCAGCTGCTAAAGTAACAGGAGCAAGATTTCTTGCAAAGATTTGTTCTGCTTGAGATACATCGCCTAATTTTTTAATGTCTTCTTGTATTAGTTTAAGAGCTGTTTCTTTTTCATCTGGATTTAAATTTTTTACGTATTGTTGTACTTTTGCATTAAACTCTGCTGGGTCTCTTCCACGTAATTCTTGTGCTTTTTCTTTAGATCCAAAGATACCTGATAATATAGATGCACCTACAATTGCTCCTGTTTTACCAGATAGTAAAGAACCTAATTTAAAAGCTCCAGGTGCAGTGTTAGCTACTGCTGCTCCAGGAAATTGAATAGCTCCTCCAGTTGCTCCAGTTAAAAATCCTTTTCCTGACAAAGCTAAATTTTTAGCTACTGTTGTAGGAGATAACAATGAAGATGTAAAACCACTAAAACCTGTTCCAGCTCCTAATGCACCTAAACCAGCAGCACCTGCATATATTAATGCAGCTTTACCAATAGGTGAATCTGCAACTTTTTTAACAGCTTTTGTTACAGACTTCACAATACTACCTAAACCATACTCTTGTCTTGGTTCTAATTGATACCCTTCTTGCATCGAAATAAAATCGTCATTTGTAACTTCTTTTGGATTTTCCATTGTTTGAATCATTAGTATAGCTTCTTCTCTTGATACACCTGTCATTTTCATAACAGTTTGTACCATCTGTTCCATTTCAGGAGATAGACTTCCCTGTTCGTATAATTCTCTAGGCATTTGTCCTCTTGATATTGTCATAATTCCTTAAATCTTGTTAATAATGTGGCAGGCGTAGTATCCTGAAACTTTTAACTTACTTGGTTTTACTGAATAAATCAAGGCTAGGCATCATAAGAGTAATATCCTTTTTTATGTCCTCTTCTGGCACACCTTTTGCCTTCCATTCCTGGTCATTTTTGTACTCTTCGCCGGTCTTTTTATTCGTAATCTTTTCTATGATTTTCTCTGGTTTTATCACTTGCATTATGTCGTTACCTCTCTTGGCTGTATTTGTAGTATCGAAGCAATAACATGTAATTCATTAGCATCACTGGCTTGTACCTTTAACACTTCACTCTCTTCAACCACTAAGGGCTGAGTCAGAAGTTCAGTAGTTGTATTCGATGCTACTGCTTTAGTTTTAAATAAAGTAAATACCGTGCCACTTGCATTGGTTAAGGTTACATCAAGATTACAGCTAGATCCTGAGTCATTAGCTACAAGCAGTGATTTAACTAAAGCAACATTTGCAGACGGTGTTGTGTATAACGTCGTGTTATCTGTTGTGGTTAAATCGACTTTTGCATTTACGAAACTATTAGACATTAATTTAAAAAGAAGTTTTGTGCGACGACTTCATCCTTTAATTCTTGTTGAAACGTTGTGTTAAGTTTTTGTATCACCGCATCAAGATCTCTAACTTGTGAGTCAGCAACAACTTGTCGGTATTCTTTTCCAGGTCTTGTTAAAACTTGTACAATTTTTGCCATTATCTTCTTCCATCCGGTTGTAGGTCTAATCTAAAAGTTCCTAGCTTCCAGTCTTGACCTGCGCTTGTATTTTCTACTTTTAACGATACTGCTCTTGCTCTTGCACGAGTATCAACTTTTGAGGTACTTGATGTAATTGTAAAAGGACCTAAAGGTGAACTAGCTTGTGAATTGTTTGAGTAGTTTCTTAAATTTAATGTTATTTGTGTATTGCCTGTTTGTGAAACAAAGTCCGGAACAAATCTTCTAATTTTCATAATCACTTCTCCATCGCCCCCTAAACTTTCACCATTAATATCATAGTCTCCTGATTGTATGTTTGCAGCAATCGCTGTAATTGCAGTGGTGGTAACATCATCTGTACCTTTTTCATGTTCGTAGTAAACTGTTGAACCATCTGTATTTCCAACAACATCAAAAGAACCGTCAACCGAAATACTGTATTCGGTTGCATGAGGTAAACCAAACACAGAAGAATCAACCCAAGTTGTTCTTGCAAGTGTTCCTGTCGTCCACACCGGTCTTTGTGCTGATGAGTCTAGATAATTATAAGTTACCATTCGGTTAACAACATTTGATGTTGCTGTACAATAGAACCAGGTAATTTCTCCAAACAAATTATTAAGTCCAACGTTAATGAGTTGAGCTGCTGTTGTGTTTAAATTATCATAAATAAAATCTTCAACTAAACAAACCATTGTTTCTAAATTACCAGCGTATTTAAAGAATCCATTTTCTGACATCCAGTAAGCCGTACCATCAACTTCAATTGCTGCATTCTGACCAATCAAACCACAGTTTGTTCCAACTTGTTCAAAGCCAAATGTAAATGGTGGTCCAATAAAACGCATCGTAAATAGTGCGGTATCCGTCCAAACATAAATTGCATTTCGACCACGAACTGTTCCAATGATTCTAGAACCATCTGCTAGTCTTTGTGTGCCTGCTGTATTGGTTGCCGTTGGTGTGTAAGTATTAATATCTTCTTGAGAAGAGAATCTAATAAACATTTCATCTTGAGTGGTCTTATCTCCAATGGTTGTTTCGGTTCCAAAGAAAACTAGGTGTCTATCTGGTGTTGATACTACCATGTCACGTGAAGCAGTGGGTGCTCCTGTTATAATCGTTGCTCGATTACTAACTGCATTCGCTGCATTTGAGTCCCATTCAAAAACTTCACCATTATGAATAAGTGCAATAATCTTATCTCCAAAATTATCAATTGACCATAAACCAGGATCCGTAACTTGGTCACCACTTGCCGCTTCACCCCAAGCAACAAAGTCAGAAGTATTTTCAATCGTTGCACCTGCTGAGTGCGCTGC